TTATATCAACGTAAGCGGGTTTTTGGTGACGGCATCTTCCAGGTGATCTGGTGCAAGATGCGCGTAGCGCATGGTCTGTTTAATGTCGGCGTGACCAAGTATTCGTTGCAGCGCGATGATGTTTCCGCCGTTCATCATGTAGTAAGACGCAAACGTATGGCGCAGAACGTGAGCTGCTTGCTGTTTCAATCTGGGTACGTGTTTCACGATGAAGCGATACACGGTCGAGTAGCCAACACTGAACAGTGGGCCGGGACCTTCCTGATAGATTAACTCGTAAATTTCAGGGCTGATCGGAACAGAGCGGTTTTTCTTTCCCTTGGTTTGGGTAAAAGTGACTTTGTATTTTGTGATCTGCGCCCCGGTTAAATTTGCCGCTTCGCTGAATCTGGCGCCTGTTGCCAGGCAAAGCTTGATTATTTTGTGAACCTCGGCGTGAAACTTGTGATTCTCTGCCGCTTCAATGAGAGTACGAATTTCATTTGTCGTCAGAAACTCCATTTCAGTTTCATGCAACCGGAACTGGCGAACGGCAGTTAATGGATTATCGCCTTTCCATTCTCCCATGCGTTGAAGTTCTACAATTACCGCGTTCAGAAGATCTTGTTCTATATTGCAAGTTCGATAGGAAATAGCAGTCTTCTTGCCTTGTAAATTGGCAATGTCACCAGCTAAGCGAGCAGCTCGGTACTCAGTAAACATTGAAGCTGTCAGCCTGGTGTATAGCGGGTTACCTAACCCAAGGGCCATCACTTTCAATCTATTGTAGGTGTACTTGGAATGGATTAATGACTGGCCATGCCGTTCTTGCCACAAATCTATCATCTCCATTAAGCTGCGGCGTTCAGGCTTATCTCCCAGCCAGGGCTTGTCTTCAATCTCACGCATGATGAAGTTTTCAAAAGCGACCGCCTCACCTTTGGTCGCAAAGCGTTTACGCATGCGTCTACCCCCACGGCCCTGCGGGTAGCACTCACAGAGCCAGGGTTTTTTGCTGCCGTCTTTTAGATTTCGGGTAGCCATGAAAAATCGCCAAAATGCTGTATATAAACACAGTATAAATTGAGGCGAGGGGCGACACAATGTTTGATATGGTCGAATAAATACAAACATTAGCTAGCAAAAGATTTTTTATTTGACGATAGCTTTAATCTTCTGCTACTTTTTTTCTCAGATTATCGGAATCTTCCAATGTGAAGAAGCTGTGCGTCAACCAGATGAAAAGCTGGAAATTTAGTAGAAATGTTGCCATGTGAACCATGGCTCTCTAGATTTGACGTGGGGTTTTTATGAGTAAATATTTTCCGATACCATTCCTAGTGCTAATCATATTAGCGGTCATGTGCTTCTTTCTTGTTGTTACAAATAATCCATTGGCTTCAGAATTCATGGTGATATTAGAGTCATTAACTGGTCATATCTTTGGTGCAACTCTAATATTCTCACTTATAAACGCTTAAGTTTAGGGCTCTTTTTAGAGCCCTAAAAATTATTTATCTCATTAGATTGCTTTAATCTTATTGAATATAAATAAGTATTAATAACAGTATTTATTAAGTGGTTTGTATATCAGTATCTTGTATACTGTTTAGTTTTGAAACTATAAGGTGTTGTCTCGTTTGATGTTTATAATTCTGTATAAATGGCTATAGGTTCAACAATGACTTCATTTTTACTAAGCCCATTAGAAATAGCATCTAATCCTACTAAGGTTGCAGCAATTGCTCTCAAGCGTGCCCTCATTCCAGTGTCTTCATCAGGAATGTTAATGGGGGGAGGAAGGGTATCATTTATTTTTTCTTGACTGACTAATCCTAGAATAGTGAATTCTTTCTGAGTTAGACGAGAGTATTTCTTCATCAGTGAGGTAACATCTTCTCTTAAACATTCAGGGTTAAGAATAGATGTAAATAATACTTCATTTATTGACTGATGAATCTGGAGTGTATCTTTTGCAGTAAAGTTAAGCATGTAAATAAGTGAATCTTTCCAAATTTTTGGTTGTCTAAGACTTCCTTCTAATGCTTTAAGTTTTACGTTATATTGGGCTAGAAATTCTTTTTCTATAGCTGAGTCTTTATCCTTTATATTACTTTTTAGGTGCTTATATTCAATGATGGCGTTTTCATCACGTAATTGAGATTTTACAATTTGCTCACCCAGCTCATTAAAGCTATCAAATACTGAAATTATCTCATTTGCATCGGAAAAAAATGCCTTTGATTTTATTCTTACAAACGAATAGTCGGAAATTGAAAATTTAACACTTTCATATGGAGTGTCATCATTAACTTCAAGAATACGTTTATCGTCAATGAGTCGTTTTTCGAAAATGTTAAAAGAATGATCGTGCAAAAACTTTTTCTTCGTTGAGCGACTGGTTTCTTTGATAACATCGGCAATGATTTTTCCAGAAGCCAGTCTTCCTTTTACATTTTCTGAATCCTCCCTTTCCAATGTTTCTTCATTAAGAATAAATTCTGTAACACCTTCAAACAATTGAGATGAAAATGAGTATAGTTTCTCTTCATTTAAATAAATTAAGTTTTTTATCATCTATCAAACCTTGTCCTTTCTTTAAAGCGTTTTTCAGCATCCTGACGTTTTTGCAATCGTGATATTTGAAATTCTTGATGTGTTTTAACTCGGCGTGTATCGATAAAGGTCCAGACAGCTACAGTTATACCAACTAAACATGCAATGATAGTGACTATGATAATTATTGTGTTTGCAAGCATATTTCTTCTCCCCGGTTAAAGACAAGGCGATCGAAAATGGTGTAAGTCATAACCAAAGATACTACAGAAATTGAAATTGCTGAATACTTAACTATATTTATGTCTATCTTTGTACTGTCAGCCTCATAGCTAAGTAATACAAATGTAAGGCCTCCGTAGAGAAAAATAAAAATTGAAGAAGTGATTTGATGTACGCTTTTCCATTGTTCGGTAGTATTCAGATGTTCAATCTGGTTTAGTATAGAAATATGAAGGACAAAGCCAAATGCGATGAAGTCACTAGCAACAAAGGGAGAGATGTTGTTGCTAGTAAATAAACTAAATAGTCCTCGAGAAATAACAGGTAAGAGTCCAACAATGACTGTTACTAAAAACCATTTTATTTTTTGAGGACTTTGAAGCATTCGTTGTCTTTTCAAAACCTTGCTCCTGTCTAATTTACTTTATCTTTTTAAAAGCTCTTCTTAGTTTTTTTATACCATCCCCTAAAGGAGGCAGTTCGATTTTCAACCCGTCTTTTTTGAGTTCAAATTTCCCGCCAGAGATAATTAGAGCAGCTGTTAAAGCGATACTAATACCAACGAACACAATTTCAAAAGGATTATTCCTCTTGATGTCGCTTAGGTAAAGTTCATCTTTGGCTTTTAATTCACGTTGAGTAAGTTTATCAATATCTTTTTGACTAAGCGTACAAGCTTTAAAGAAAGTCGACTCTAAAACTCTTTCAATGGCAATGTCTTGCACTGCGATTGCAACACCGCCATCGTCTTCTAATTCAAATTTTATTTCATCAAGGGCCAAAATATAGTATATGCGAATTAATGAAAAGAATTCACTAAACTGATGAGTAGGAACAGGTTTGCCATCTGAATTTATCTTTACTCGTATCTCTTCCATGAAATCCTCGCAATTTATATTTCAATAGTGTTATGGGGGCGAACAGTTCCAATCAGAGCAAAAAATTTTGGCAAAGCTACCGCACCATGTTGTAAAGCTCATGCACGCTTAATCAATATAGATTTTTTACTTATAGCTTATTTTTTTTGAACTTTTTTTGGATTAGTTCGCAAATCAATCTTTCTTCGAAGTAACCGCCACCCGGCCAATTACCTTGATATCTTCTGGTTTTGCTTCAATGGTGCTTTCGCCAAAGGCGATTGCCAGTTTCTTACCTGGGAAACGCTGGATGCGGTTGAACGACAGCAGGCCATCCACATCGATCAGGTAAACACCGGAAACCGCATCGGTCGATGACTTATCTACCAGGTAGATGGCCTCGTTGGTTTCCACTTCAATGATGTTTTCCGCGTTCAGGTTAAAGCTGTTCATCCGGCGCACGGGGTAGGGGATTTCCCCTGTTTCAATCAGCTGTCCGTTTGCTAGGCAGTAACTATTTAATAAAACAGTGGAATGATGCCCATAGCCGAACTCTGCTGAATTTTCTCTTATCACCAGACCTCCACTGGAAGGCAATGAAGATTCGATAGGGTATTCAACGGAATCTTCCTCACCCAGAGCCAGCTTGCGAATTGGAATGCCTTTCGCCAGATGTAAACGAACTATCAACTCATGAGATGTGCGGTTATGTAAATTCCAAGTACTGAATGTAGCTTTAGGAACGTCAAACAAAGCCGCCATTTCAAGGAAAGTTTTACATCCGGTCACTTCCTTCAGCGTTTCAGTAAACTCATGACCTTTTATGTAATCAAAAGGTAAGATTTTCTCTTCACTCATATCGCCAACAGTTGATAATTAGATGTTGATCGCTAAAAAACATATTGATGTATTTTTATTGGCGATCTAACATGTCGTCAGTGTTAAGTAATAACGCCTAGATACCCCTAAATAGACGTTAGAAACCATAAGGATACCACTATGGCGACAATTCAAATAGCGCCCTGGGCACCTCATTGCTCAAAAAAAGAGTTCGCTCAAAGAACCGGAGAATCTATTTCTGCCATTGAGAAGCGCATCGCATGTGGCGAATACCCCATTTTGCCGAAAGACACCCGTAACGGTTCGGTGCGCATTAACCTGGTGGCGCTGTATGCCCGCAATGCATTGCAGCAGGTGTAACCATGTTTCATTCCTCCCTGATTCCAACAAAAGAACACTGCCCAATGTGGCTGAGTGTTGTTGCCTGGGTCGTTATTCTTGTACCTCTGTGTCTATAAACAGTGTCTTTCATGGAAGATGAAATCGCTATGTACGGATTACGTGAACGCAAACAGATAGCTTACAACGCTGTTTGTAGTGATTTTGCGCTGAATCACAACATGGAAAAGCTCGCTGAGCGCATAGGTTTGAAAAGCGGCGGCATGCTGCGCAACAAGCTGAACCCCGAGCAGCCTCACAAGCTGTGCCCGGTTGATCTGGCGTTGCTGTGTAAAGAGTCGGGCGACTTCACCATTCTGAATACGCTGTTTGCCGACTTAGGCGTGGTAACCGTGCCGGTTCCCACCGAAGCAGAAGACAAGAACCTGCTGGAACGCACCTTACTCAACAGCTCGCTGTCTGGCGAACTGTCTAGCGATGCAATGCGCTTGTGCAGCGCAGACCGTTTGCCTCGTAGCCAGAAGCGAAAAACCTTAGCCAAAGCCCAGTCTGCCATCAGCAATCTGGTGCTTCTGATTAACGATTTGGAAAACCGTACCACCGCCTTTCAGCCGCTCATGCAATTCGGCTCGGATTTTCTGGCGAACGGTGCACCCATTCCCGGACTTTCGTAAGGAGACACTTATGAGCCAACCCGCTCTGAAACCACAAACGCACTCCGCTGAAGTACGCCCGTTTCTGCGCGGCCAGCCAAAGAGTGTGGCCGATGTGCATGTGGTTACTGCCAATGCCCCGAAAAAATCGGCGCTTGAATCTATCGCTGCCGCAAAAAGCCTGTTTAGCCCCGAGCACAAGCGCAACAAGCTGAAACTGGTGTACTGCTCACTGGCCGAAGAACAGCGCCGGATGCTTTGCTTTTGCGCTGGGCTGAAACAGCAGCACGTCAGCATGAGCTTTGACGATTTCACCAACGAAGAAACCGCCAAAATCGCCGCTGGCCTGAAGATGATGGCTGGCGTTGTTACCCGTTTTGAAAACATGGCCGGCCCTGTCAGCCATTTGAAACCCGCTAGTTTTTACCGCTAATTGTTGTCGCCCTTTGCCCGCCCGGTGCGGGCTTTTTTTGTCACCCTGGTTAGGAGAAGACCATGGAAACTATCACGTTAACCGCAGAACACAGCAAAACTCGTTCGGTACATCAGGTTGCGCTCAGCATCATGGCGTTGGCAATGGAAAGTAAGGATGTACTGCATGTGTTCATTGAATATGCACCACATGTAGATGCTTTCGATGTGTTTGTGTATCCATCGTCGGTACAACACGAAACTGAGAATGCAGGTGAACGTCTGTTGAGTAAGACGTTTTACTTCTCACGCGATTCGATTGGCGCATTGCTTTCAATTGAAGACCAACTTACAGAGTTAGTTGCCGAAGCCCGAGACAACGCGGAGGTGGTGGCATGAACAATTTCACCCTCCACGAAGTGAAAATCCAATCGGTTCACTTCACCGAAATTTTAGCCGGACGTAAAACCCATGAAGTACGCCTGAACGACCGCAATTATCAGGTCGGTGATTGTCTGAACCTGAAGGAAATCGACGATAACGGCGATTACACCGGGCAGGAAATGAATTCTCAGATCACCCATGTACTTGAAGGCGGCCAGTACGGTCTTGCTGAAGGTTGGTGTGTTCTGTCGTTAGCGAACACCACGCCAATGCAGGGGATTCGGCTGATCGGTTACCTTCGCGACCGCCTGCAGGAAAACTGTGATTGTACCGAAGCGGCTTACCCGCTCATCGAAAAAGCAGGCTGCACCACCGACGATGCCAAACGCACTGTTGAGGCTGGCCGTTGCTGGGTGGATGAGGCTAATCATTTCCTCAAGAAAATTGGGGAGGGGGTGGCATGAACTACCTTGCCGTTTTCCTTTGTCCTGATGGCGGCATCATCCGCCATCAACAAACCGCAGAGCCTATGAATATCGAACTGGGCGAGTTCGAAACACACGGTGAAGCCGTGCGTGAAGCCTGCGTAGTGCTGGAATGCGAACACCTGATGAAAGGCGTGATCAGCAAAGGCCACAACAAAGGTGGTTTTCTGATTGTGGATGCGCAGGAGTTTGTGACGGTATGAGTGATGTTTACTCAACACCGAAATATATCCGCGATGCTTCAATTGCCTGCCAGAACTGGGCTCAGCAGACATTAGATTTTGCTGAGCCTCAGCCAATTGCGCAGATTCCTACCAAAGTAGAAGCCGACCGCACGCCGGATGATATGACCATCAGCGAGCGCCGGCTTTACAATCTCAACCCGGCTGACCATGAATGGCGCCGTCAGTATTTTTGTGATCTGCCAGATTACCTGGCGCGCTATTTTGCCGATCGGTACATCCGTATTTTCGAGGCGGAAGGCCGCGCTGCAGCCAACATCTTTCTACGTACCTATATGGGTGAAGACCTGCAGCACCGCATCAGCATGGTGCGCCAGCGCTACAGGCACCTGCCAACCATTCAGAAGATTGCTGTGATGAACGAAGACGTTGATCAGAGCAATTTCAAGCACCAGCATGCTGTTGAAAAAGGCTCGTTAGAACAGCTGATGAAGAAACCCGCTAAAAACCGCCGCGAACGTATTCTGGCTGAACTCAGCAAAGATGAAGTGCGGAACCTGGCCGCGCAAGTGGCTGTGCTGTTTGAAAAGTGCCTGCGTGATCTGTCTGAAGCGGTAAACCCCAAAGTGAAATATGAAGTGACCATTGTTCAGGCATACGAACATCTGGCCGAAATGTGCCGAAGCTTCGGCATTGTGCCGCCTGTTACCAAGCAAACCATACTGCCGGAAGATGCCGAGTGCGGTATCGGCAAACTAAGTAAAGAGAATTGGTGGAAGAATAAGTTGTGGCGCGCTCGCAATATCATGCGGGAACACTTAGCTATCGCCATGGGGGCTGTTTCTAAAATCGCTACACCATACTGCAGCCGCGATTGCCTGGAAGAACACAAGGCCCAGCGCAAACGTAACTGGGACATGATCAGTAATCATGAACTGTTCGATGAAGACACGGAAGAAACTGCACAGCTTGAAGATATGGTGCTGAAGTCGGTTGCGAACCCAGCCATTCGCCGCCATGAACTGATGACCCGTGTTCGTGGCTGCGAAGACTTAGCCGCCAGTCTGCAACTAGCCGGGCAGTTTTACACCCTGACTGCGCCCAGCAAATATCACAACAGCCGCAAGCGCCGGAAGAAAGGCGCCAGAAATACCTTTGTTGAACACTGGAACGGTGCCAGCCCGCGAGATACGCAGCAGTACCTGTGTCGCACCTGGGCAAAAATTCGCGCAGAAATGGCCCGGGCTGATATTCGCTGGTTTGGTATTCGCGTTGCCGAGCCGCATCACGATGGCACGCCGCACTGGCACATTTTGCTGTGGTTAAAACCAGAAGATGTGAAGGCCGCCAAGGCCATTTTTATTGACTACGCGGTGGAAGAAGACCGCGGTGAGCTTATTTCTAAACGCAGTGGCAAGCTGCTGCACCGTGCCCGCTGCGATGTGAAAACCATCGACCCGGACAAAGGCACTGCCACGGGCTATATCGCGAAGTACATCAGCAAGAATATCGACGGCTACGCGATGGATGACGCCGTGAGTAAAGAAACGGGCAAGCCCGTGCAAGACATGGCGAAAAACGTGACAGCCTGGGCGTCGCGCTGGAGCATTCGTCAGTTTCAGTTTTTTGGTGGTGCACCGGTTACTGTGTGGCGAGAACTGCGCAGGCTGGCAAACCTCGACCGCAACAGCTTTGCTCAGTACCTGTTCGAGCTGAACCGTAATGAACTGAATCAACTGTGGACCGACAGAAACCATGATTACGTCGGCCCGCATATGCCTGCGTATTTAATGCAAGGTAAAGAGATTCGCCAACGTCTGGTCGATAGCTATCAGCCTAAAGCCAAACTGAATGATCAGATTGCCGAAACGCTGCAAGCAGCAGATGAGGGCAACTGGCAGGGGTATGTTATGGGGCAGGGTGGCCCGTTCGCTAAGCGAAAAGAGCATCCTATTTCTACCCATTACGAAGTCACGCCATTCGGGAACGAATACGGCGAGGCTGTCAGCCGCGTGAAAGGCGTGGACATCTTCAATGGGGAGTCCACGGAAACCAAGATTACGCGGGTACGAAACTGGACCATACGCAAGAAATTGGCAACCGGCACAACAGCCGGTGAGGGCGCTCTTGTCTCTGGCGGCTCTGCCGCCTCTCGGAGTTCTGTCAATAACTGTACGGGTGCTCAGCCGTACAGGTTTGTCGATGATCTGAAAGCGGCGATCCGCAAAACCATAGGCCCAACGGCAGACAGTGACGGCAATCTCAGCCGATTGCTGGCTGGCCATACCTTATTTTCTAGTGATGGTGCTCGGTATCGTCTGCGTTCCGGGCCGTTGAACCGGCAATCCGGCACCGTTCCACTCGAAATAGAAACCACCTTCACCACCAAACCCCAGCCTTATGGCGACTGGGATGGCTGGGACGAACCCAAAAAAAACACAGCACCCAAACAAAAACCCGATACCGACCAACCCGACTTGCTGCCCCCTGCCAGCTGGCAGAGCGATGACGACTGGCCGTTGATTTGATGAGGAGAAACCAAGATGTGTTTTGACGCATTAGCTATTCAAACAATCCAAGAACAGTGCGAGGTAAAAACTAAAATGCAATCTATCGACTGGAATCAAATGTCAGAGCTTGGACTGATAGAGAGAATCAATAGAGAGGTGCTCCATCCGCTGGGCCTTGCGGTTTCTCGGAATCCAGAGACAGGCATCAGTGATTCAATTTTTATCGCGGATGATGGTGTTTGGGAATATCCAACAGATATGCCTACAACCATGATGAGTAATGAAGATGTGCGGCGGAAACTAGCTGAAATGATGAAGGAAATCCTATGACTCAAAAAGAATTTGTTCTAAAGATGATTGTCGCCTACACACAACATCACGGTTATGCGCCAAGCAAGGGCATAACAGAGAGTGGTTAACGATGTATCGAGATATATAAGGAAGATCGCGAGGGAATGCCAATACCTTGCCAAATTGTGGTAAGAACCATGACTACAGCGCTGGACGATGCGAAGTTCCAAGCGAAGTGCGTGATTTGGCAGGGATTGGCGCGGTGAATTACATCATTCAGCACTAGTGCGAATGACTTAATCGTTGGTAATGAAAAACTAGGGTTGGAAAGAGTTTCGTTTTCTCTTTCAATAGAACGCTACTCGACTAGTTCTTTTACTTGAGCAGGAATAGGCATATCTTTCAATAGTTCTGCTCTTCTTTCGGAAGATTTCATTTCGGAATACAACCACAACGAGAGGGACAATATTGCCGTTAAAGCTGAAGCAATAAAACCAGCAGCTAAATTTTCCCAGACTGATTTACCGAATGGTTTATGCACTGCTTGAATAATTGCTTCATTTTTAATCGATTCTTTGTAAGACATTAATTCTTCTTGGAAAGAATAATCAAAGAAATCATTGAGCATGCGTTCAGCATCGTCGCGGTACTTAGCGATTGACTCTTCAGATGAGTTGAACGAAGTAAAGTACTGGTCAATCTCGTCTGAAGATGGATACCGACCATTTTTATCATTGAAGTGATGGATCCACTTAACTTTTTGGTCTTTATACAGGGAGTAAGCGACATGACCAATGAAGTCATCATCGTGCTCCCTGAGATCAGAGAAAATTTTGTGGTTCCACATTCTTAACCGGCAGCCTTAGCTGAACGGTATGCAGCATAGCGACTGTTGATCTCTTCTTGAGAGTATCGACGCTTGTGAATTTTTAGCTTCAAGTCTTTAGGTAGGTCATAAGAAGCAATTTTCTTACCGCTCATCATAGCTTCATTTGCTCTTGCGACAGCATTCTTTGCCATAAAGCCTCCCTTAACTGAATTTATGAAAAATTAAGATAACAGCATCCTAGGGCGCGCGACTATACCGTAATGTTCTTATTCAAACAAGCTTCACAAAACCAGTATATAGGAGCATATGCGTATAAATACTCTGGTTCTGGTATGCATCATGAGTATAGTGCACAGCCTTAGTCTGTGATGGTAGGGGGTTGATTTATTTGCTAACAATCTCAAATGAGAGCAGATGACTATACTCAGAGTAAACCAACAACCCAGACCGCCACATGACCAAGCGACCCAAGCGCCTGAGCACTCGAATGCACCAAAACGTATTTGATAAGCCAGGCGTTAAAGACCTCAAAAAACAGCACCAGATTCAGGATGAGCTGAACAGAAGCATCATGCAAGACAAAGGCGATTTGCTTGAGTTATGCATGTGCTGCCATAAAATCGGCATCATCCGGTTTAACCCTGAAACCAAGGCTTACCACTGTATTCAATGCGGTGGCGAGTGGACCCCCACGAAACTGTCAGACTATTTCACCCTTTAACTTAAGTTGCTGTCGTTCGCTCGACATTTATTTTCCGTCCGATATTACTCATGATGTTCCGCAGCCTGATTACCGATGGTGCGAGGCATAACACACCTGTGCAATCTGTGCCTTTGTAGTCATGGTTATGTGCTTGATCACCTTATCAATATGGGCAATCAAACTCAGAAAGAGGTTTTTTACATATAAGTACTGTATTAATATACAGTTGTTAGTCGGTTGGGAGGCGTAAATGTCTGTAGCGGAAGAGATAACGGACCATCAATGCATGGGCCAGACAAAAAAACAGGATGATATTACGCTGGCTGCGCTGGAGATCGTGATTGATGGGGTAGTGAGTAGCCAGTCTTCATCAAGAACCAGGCAAGCTGGTGCTTACATTGCTGGCCTGATTATGGCCGATATGAAAGGGCAGTTAGATTCAAAAAAACAAGCAGCCATTCTGAGCATTGTAGAGATGGCCGCCGAGGTAGAAGGGAGCGACTGTTTTCGATATTAAAACATGGAGAGTTGTTGATTAAGGCCTTGCCGCGCCTCTGGTGGTAAGGCCTTTATTAATGAAATTGCCAGCTCCTGAGTGGTTTTGGCCGAAGGGCTCAGTGTGTGCGCATAGGCCAGGGCCATGACAAAGCGGTGGCCGCAGTGATGGCAACTGCAGTACACATCCGCCACATTATGAGAGAACCGATTCGTTTTATTGATCACAGCCGCGTTCCCGCAACCGCAATATACCCGGCCACCCTGAGCGTATCCGCTCGGTTGTTCTTCTTGAACTTTTTTAGGCAGTTCCAGTGTGTGCTTAAATCCCATTTCAGACACAAACGAGTGCCCGCATTCCGGGTTGCGGCATGAGCAGTAGAGCGCTGTTGTATCAGCAGAAAGAGGAATAGAGCGGTTGATTGAAGACGCCGATCCGCATTGGCAATAAACCCGCATATTTTTGACCTGATATGTTGATTTCTTGCTGTGAGTATATCAGGTGGTCTGGAAATATATACAGTAGTTCTGTGAGTGATGATGCTGCGTTTTAGCTGTACAGGTTAAACCTACAATAGATAAAATCAGCCAGCATCACATTCTTCAAGCTATTTGAGGGATCAGGAATTAATGATAAGAGAAAGTTCAGCTATGGCAGTGTTTAGAAAAATTTTTAAGTGGTTATCAATAGCATGTATTGCTGTTGTTTTAGTGAGCGGTGGATATCTAGCCAAGCAAAGGTATGAGAACTCAAAGTGGCATTTTAAAGGTGGCGAACTATTAATCAATCCTGTGTTGTCTTTCGATAACTTTTTACGTCAGAATCACAGTCGCATTGTTATGGAAAGTGACGGAAGGTATGTTCATTTATCCTTTATAGGTTTGTATGGATTTGACCCTGGGCATGGAATTTATTTAGGTCAACTTGATCTTGATTTGTTTAATGAAGAAGACACTGCGCCAGTGGATCTAGGCAAACCGCGCACTGAAACGATAAAAGTTAATGGGCAGTGGGTGAAATTCAACGGTTTTACTAAAAGTCGTTACCTTAAGCCTTCAACTTCAGAAGGCCAGGCATATCTGCTGAGCGAACTCAGACAAGGCAAGGTTGAATTTGAATCTAAGCGAGGACATACACTTGTCTTTGATGGTTCGGGTGTGGATAAAGCGTTCCAAAGATTAAACAGAAGAATGCAAGCGATGGAGAATCCATTGTAGTTGAGGTTGTTGTCATACTATCAACCCGGTACGCCCACCAAAAGCCAGCTTTCATCTGGTAAACAAAGACGAGTACATGTCTTTTCAGGATAGGTTGCAAATGCAGCAGGAGCAGTTTCACTCCTGCTGACACTCGCACGTTCACGGCACTTACAGAGAACCCGCATAACTGACATATACTTTTGACTGGCCAGATCAATCGTGATGAAGGCTTGTTTTTTTGTACAGCCGTACATCTCATTAAATATGTAGACAAATATGGCTTGTAAATTATTGGTGTCATATTTGTCATGCTTTCTTGTTGACATTCGGTTTTTTTCTGTCACTTTAGTTAAGTGAAATGAGGGCCGTGAATGATGTTAGACGATATAACGTTACTTCCTTTTATTCAGGAAAAAGGTTGGACGCTAAAATCTCTGGGGAAAAGATGGGGATTAAGCGAGCGACAAATGAGTCGATTAGTTAGTCAAGTAGAGAGAAAATATATGGATGCTATAAATGGTTTGCCAGAAAGAATAGAGCTTAAAGTTGCAAGGCACCCAAGTGGTCGCTTAACGTTAATGACGAAAAAAAATGACGATCGAGTTTTTACTGACTGTAAACAAGAAAAATTATTTGGGAATAAGGATGAGGTTGAATTCTATAGACACTTGGCGGTTTACAAAAAAGAACTTGAAGACCATGGGTTGGTGGTAGATGTGAGGAAATTGGATTGGCTTTTCATTCCTAGCGGAAGTATTGAAAACTTTGACAACATTTATTGTTGGTTAAATCGCTGGGTAAAAAATAAAACTGATGATGAAACGCTTCAAGCTAGTTGTGAATCTGCCTTGAGAAAGGCTTTTGATGAATTGGGATTAGTCTATGATATTGAAGAATATGGAAGCTTAAGTTTTGATAATTTGCCATTTCTTTGTGGAAGCGATGGATTAGCAATTTCAGAACACTTTTTTATAACAATTCCAAAGTTAGTTAAGCGATTGGATGACAGATAAGTATTTAAGCCGAGGGTGTTCATAGTTCTGTGACTTTTGCTGACACAGAACTATGAACACCCTCAGAAACAACCGCTCGCTGATGTCGCACGGGCTGTGGCGATAGGCAAAAAAAGCCCCCGGTTATGTGCCGGGGGGTAATTGCAATTAGGAACAATTCACGGTTATGTCGATTTGGGTAATATAAGTACTTTTCCTCAGGGGTAGTAGCTCAAGCTTGCTTTTATGATTTGGTTTTCGAGGCATCTCCATAACTTAGTGAAACCAAAGGTGAAATACAGCTAATTTCTGCGGTAAAAGTAAATGTAGAAACTTACCCCTTTGTTAAACTGTAGGTACACCATCCCCCGGCAACGCCATATCAAACCGCAAATGCAAATCCCGGTAAGGCGCGATCTCTGGGTCATTGTTCACCTCATCCATAATCAGTTCGCAGACCGGGATCACCTCATCCCGGGCATACTCCCGGCTGACTTTCTCGATGTCGCCAAAGCCTGCTGCATTGGTGGGCACGATGCCGCCTTTACCTGGCGGGAATCGGTGTGACACCAGCACATCCTGCGCAGTAATGTTCTTGATGCGCTCGAACTCATCTTTAGTGGCAATGTCGCCCACCGGGATCAGCTGAATGCCTTTCTCTTTCCCGTTCGGGATATTCACAAACATGCTGCGGAAATTTCCGACGCCCTTACTGCTGGCGATCTTGGATTTCATCATTTTCTCGTCTTCTGGGCTCAGGTTCGGGTCGGTCGCATAGAAAATAAAGCCCATGTGCGCACCGTTCTTGTAATACCGGCGACGAAACAGCGTGGCGTCTTTGTTCAATAGGGAAGACTGCATACCTCCCACGTAATCGGGCAATCCGTACACCTGCTGTTTCGGGTCGTACTGGGGCAACCAGATCACATCTTTTGCTTTGTAGGGTCGCTTCTGGTCTTCCCGCTCTAACAGCCAGAAATCGCCGTTTTTCCGTTTGCGCATGAACATCGCAGGTAACGGGTAATACCCCATCACACCGCCAGCGCGGTTGCGCAGCTTCAGTAAGGCGCCATGCCCGAACTGAAAGTAATCGCGACAGAACTGAGCCATGTGCCGGCGGCGGATGTTCCCGCCACTTTTGAAGCGGCCGGCTACATAGTTTCCACGGGCGATCAGCATACTGCCGTGATAGGCGTTTGCATGGGCAAGCTGTGCCAGTCCTTCAGGGTTAATGGGCGGCTCCCAGTAGTCCTCGCCATCGTTGTAGAACAGATCCGTGTATTCCGTCAGCCAGCTGTTGCTGTCGACAACTTCAATATCAGAGCCAATGGAATAGGAGCTTGCCAGGGTTTCAGGCAGGTGTTCGTCATTGGCGGCGGTGGTGATCAGTGCTTCTGTCATGCTGCGGTAGCCCAGGTTGATTTGCGTTTGCTGTTATGGTCGAGCGGTTCATTGATAATGGCGTGGCTGATGGCCCAGAATGCGTCAGCATGTCCGGTGGTTTCGCTGCGCTCAGCTTTGAAGGTCATTGCGTTGCCGCTTTTGGTGCTTTCGCGCTTAATCGCCATGAAGGCCATGGCGATGTCTTTGTGTTCCGCATCGAACTGAAGACGATCGGCATCCACAATGTCGATCATCTTCAGCACCAGGCGGTTTTTGTTTTCGGTGGAATAGTGAATGGCAACCGCTTCGCGAGGGTGTTTGGCTGTTACCAAATCCCACACGCCAGCGCCAATGCCTGTGGTATCGACACCCAGGTACGTCACATTGTAGCGCTCGAATACCTTCTCAATTTCCGCCACATGGTGCTGAAAGTTCAGCCCTTTCCAGTAGTGCTTTTCCAGAATGCGGAATTTTTCCAGCGCGACGGCAGGTGGTGCGACCACAACCAGGCAAGCATTGTCTCGCGTTCGGCTTGGGTCGTAACCCAGCCACACTTCACGATTAGCGAATGGCCGTTTGTTGTGGGGTTTGAAGTCCTGCCAGTGGGCGGTATCCACCATGGCTTTTTCCAGCTTGGTGAACTTAAACACGCTGTTGCTGCCGTCCACGAACACACACATGAACAGGTTGGCAAAGTCGTCGCCGCTGTATTCATCGCGCAGCTCCTCGATATCAAAAAGGTCACAGCCGCCCGCCGCGGCATCTTCAATGGTGACCACATATCGCCATTGCCTGTCGGGGCACAGGCGGCCACCGTCGCGGTACTCATCAAAGCTCGGGAATTCAATTTTCTGGCGGGTATCTTTGCCTTTCTTCCAGGCATCCCCGGTCCAGAACGGATACGCCTGATGGGTTTTGGATGACGGCGTCGAGAAATAGGTTTTCCGCCATTTCTTGTGCGTCGCCATCGCTGAGGCCAGTTTGTTCAGCTCGTCGAATTTCGGGATCCAGAAATATTCGTCGATATACACATGGCCGTGATAACTCTGGGCGGTTTTGCTGTTGGTCGACAGAAATCGCAGCTCTGCCCCGTTACTGAGGATGATCGGATTACCGCTTAACTCAATGCCCAGAAATTCCTGCGCAATCTGGATGATGTAGCTGCGAAACACCTCAGCCTGAGCACGGGAGGCCGACAGGAAAATCTGGTTGTCGCCCGTGAGAATGGCATCTTCCAGTGCTTCAGCGGCGAAATAGTAGGTTGCGCCTATCTGGCGGCTTTTCAGAATATTGCGGATGCGCTGATGCAGGTTATCCCGCATCGTGAGCTGGTATTTGAACAGGCTGTCATGCAGCTCTGTGAAATCTGCGTCACTGATTTCACCAATGTCGTTCTTAGTCTTCTTACCGCGCTTTTTAATGTTGGCGCCCGCTTTCTCACCTGCCGCTTTCAGATAGGCCCGTTGTTCTGGTGTTCTCTCATTGCCTGAGCTTTGCTGCGGCTCATTTTGCTTCACCGACTGAGCCCGCTGCTTTTTCAGCTTCACATGCTTTTCTATCAACATGTCCAGTTCTTTCAGCTGTCCGGGTGTTTTCTCGGCCTGATCGGTCAGCAGCACAATGCGGCGGGCGATTGCTTCGTCCACCTCTTCTTCCCGCAGCATGTCTCGCCAGCCATGTTTGTCTGCCCAGTGGTAAATGATGCGGGCATTCGGCAGGTCGAGTTCCATGCGGATTTCATCCGGCGTATACCGCCGGAGGTAGAGGCGTTTTGCCGCCTCGCGTATTTCAGATGAGTATGCCATGCCCGCAGTTTACTGGCGTTTAGTGCGAAAAAATCCGCTTACCGTTCGGATGCATTCTGAAATGGCTGAAATCCGAATTTTCAAGAACGAACCAACATGAACACTGGCTTTTAAAGTCGTATCTTTGCCGTGACCTGATACGTAAACAGCGATTTCGCGAGCTCATTAACGGTAAAAACAGACAGCATGGCAAAAGAAAGCGGATGGATCATTGTAGCAACTGAGGGAACGACCGTAGACGGCCGGACCATCACTGCGAACTGGATAAAAGATATGGCTGAGCAATACAGCCAGGATGAATACACCGCGTTGATTTGGCCAGAGCACAAACGTTCTTATTGGCAGGAGTTTGACGGTAAAAACTGGGGCACCGTAGATGCACTAAAAGCCGAGAAAAAAGACGGCGCATTGCGGCTGTTCGCCAAAATTACCGCCAATCAATACCTGCTGGATGCCAACAAAGACGGCCAGAAACTGTTTACCTCCATTGAGCCTAACCCGGACTACCGCGGTAAAGGCCGCTGTTATCTGATGGGCCTTGCAGTAACCGATTCCCCGGCCAGCACAGGCACATCTCGCCTGAAATTCTCTATGGGTAATACCGAGTGTGAGCGCGAATACAGCCAGCTTGAGCCGTTTGAATTTGTGGCTGATGAACCCGACATGAACGCATTCAAACGTTTATATCACGCAATGGAATCCTTCTTTAAAGCTGGCGACACCGCGCCGCCAGTTACTTCAACCACGGCAGAGGACACAGACGTGACCGAAGAGCAACTGAAAGCGGCGCTGAAAGAACAGTTCAGCACCATGAAAACCGAACTGAAAACGGAGCTGGAAGAAAGTCTGACAGCCAAGTTTTCCCAGAACCTGCAGGAGTCTGGCCCTGATGAAGGAGCGGATGCGGGGAAAGATAAGCCTGCTGAAATGCAGACCTTTTCAACCGAAAGCTTTACCAAAGCCCTGCAGGAAGGCTTGAAACCATTGACTGACAAAGTGGATGGCCTTGCGCAGAAGTTTGCCGCCCTGAATGTCGAAGCCGACGGCCAGCGCCCTGCGGGTGAAGGTTCAGACGCCGACAAAATGGAGGTGTTTTAAATGCTGAATGCTGTCTCTACTCAATTTCTGCACGAGTTCTGCAACGCCACCGTTGAAAGTGCTGGTGCTGCGGCTGGCACCCGGATGTTTAACATCACCCCGCCAATGGAAACCAAGCTGCGCCAGGCCATCATGCAGTCGGATGCCTTCCTGGGCATGATTGCACTGCTGCCGGTTCAGCAGATCAAAGGCCAGGTTGTTGATGTAGGTAACGATGGTCTTTCTACAGGTCGTGCTGAAGGCCGGTTCAGTGTTGAAGTCGGCCAGAGTGGCAACACCTACGAGCTGACCAAGACCGATTCCGGTGCACACATCCTCTGGGAAACCATGACCCAATGGGCCAACTCTGGTTCAAAAGGCGAATGGCTGAAGATGATGAAAAACGCGATCTCACGCCGCTTTGCTCTGGATATGCTGCGAGTAGGTTTCAATGGTACCTCTATTGCCGCAATCACCGATCCGGTTGCGAATCCGTTAGGTCAGGACGTCAACAAAGGCTGGCTGACCATCGTGAAGGAAAAGAAAGCTGCGCAGGTACTGGCTGCAGCAACCCTTGACCCGACAGGCGCCACAGCTGACTCATACAAGAACCTCGATTCGCTGACGCAAGACCTGATCAACACCACCATTGCCCCGGAGCATCGGCAAGACCCGGACCTGGTTGTGATTGTCGGCTCTGATCTGGTTGCCGCGGAACAGCACCGCCTGCTGCAAGCTGCTGACACGCCAACCGAGCACAAAGCGGCCCAGCAACTGGCGAAGACGATCGCAGGTAAGAAGGCCTACACGCCGCCTTTCTTTCCGCCAAAAATGATTTGGGTCACCAATCTGAAAAACCTGCAGATCCTGACTCAGGAAGGTACCCAGCAGCGCCGGCAGGAAAACAACGATGACCGTCTGCGTTTTGAAAGTAACCACATCCGTATGGAAGGTTATGCGGTGGGCAACCTGAACAAGTTCGCGGCCATTGAAGAAGTCACGGTCGCTGAACCTCAGCCTGCGGCGTAGGAGTGAATCATGGTTAGCCCGTTAAAACGTCAGCGAGACCAGTTACTCCAGTCGGAAACACAAACCGTGGCGCAAGCCGCCACGGTGAACACCGACAGCCTGCACCTGCGGTTGATTGAGTTTGAAAACGACAAAAAGGCGCTGAAGAACTTCAACGCCATTGCTGACCGCATTACCCATAAACGCGATGTGCTGGTGCCTAAGTACCGTGCAGTGGCGGAAGCCTATCTGGCCGCTGGCGAGCACTACGAAAACCCGATTTTCACCACCCTCACGCTGTGGATGTTTGATATCGGTGATCTGGAAACTGCGATTGCCTGGTGCCTGAAAGCCATTGAAATGGACTTACCAACACCGGAGAACATCAAGCGCGACTGGCCGACCTTCTGTGCCGATCACGTTCTGGAATGGGCCGAGCGCGAAGCCGAACGCGGCCACAACATCGAACCGTATTTCAGCCAGGTTTTCGAAAAAGTGATGAATGACTGGCGGTTGCACGAAAAGGTCAGCGCCAAGTGGTTCAAGTTCGCCGGTTATTACCTGCTGCGCGATGACGAAGGCAAACCACGCCCGGCGGCTGTGGGTGACATCGAGACCCTGGAAAAGGCACAGGCACTGCTGCAAAAGGCACACGAGTTTTACGACAAGATTGGCGTGAAAAGCGTATTAGACCGTATTCCTCAGCGCATCAATGCCCTGAAGGATGGCAAGAATTTATAACGGCTCCTAACCCCGCCGCGCCTCGGCTGGCGAGGATAAGACAGTGTTTCACTCGTCTGAATCCGTCGACCCAGTGGGCAGAGGCGCACTAATTGAGGAACGGCCATGTTCACAGGTACAGCAGCCAGCTATCAGGAAACCCTGATCCAGAATGATGGATTCTGGCCAGATATGGATGCCGGAGCATTTGAACGCCGCCGCGGGACGCCAGCCGCACAGGATGATGAGCGCATTGCCCATGCCGTGGCTAATGCAATGGCCTCAGTCAATCTGGAACTGGAACGCCTGAAAGCTCGTTATCTGGCAGAGGGCATTGCGAAAGCTGCCGACCTTGAAGCTTTTCCGGCCATCAACGGGAAAAATCGGGTGGTGATCCAGTATGAAGCGGCTGTCTTTGCCCGTGCGAAAGCGGATTTATTGCCGGACTTCGCCACGGTGCACCAGAAGAAAGACGGTGATCACCTGGCAGAGCGCAATATAGAAACCAAAAACGAATTGTTGGCCGAAAGCGTGCGCATTCTTCGCAACATGCTGGGCTACAACCGCTCAACGGTGGACTTGCTATGACCCAGTATCAGGCCGGTTACAAGCTGCGGGACTTGAAAGCCCATATCAGCCAGTGCGTGGGTGAGCCGATTGCAAAACACCTCAGCGCTGAAATGAGCAATATCGAGCTGGAATTGTCACCACGCCATATGGGGCATGGGGTTGTGCTGGCCTACCAGCGCTACACGGCAGAGTTTTATTTCGACCGCTTCCCGTTTCGCAAATACGACCCGGCGGTGCTGTTTGCCAATGTTGCCGCCTGGCTGATGGATAACGACTCAGAACGTGATCAGCATCGGCAGGAGCTGGGCGACCCCAGCATTGATGTGGTGATGGAAGACGAGCATAGCGCGGAAGTCATCATCGAAGTGACATTTGAGGAGCCCATCAACCTGATTGAAGACGACACCGGCGGTGTGTTCTGGCAGGGCAAGCGCTGGCGCATTGCTGAGTATGAAGTCTGGGTGGCTGAGCGACTGCGTGATGTGGTGATCCGGTGATTGAGGTTAAGGCCGACAAGCAAAGTTACCTGCGGGTAAAAGAGTCGCTGGAGCTGCTGGCACTGGATCAGAAATCACGCCAGCGGATATTGCGCAAAGTCGGCGCCCAGATTGCTAAAACGACCCGCAAGAATATTCGTGCCCAACGTGGGCCGGATGGTCAGCAGTGGAAACAACGACAGCGTGGCCGCGGAAAGATGCTGCGGGGCTTTACCAAAAAGCTGAAGCACTTCCAGCGAAACAGCTTTGACTTGTTTGTGGGCTGGCCGTCGGCGCGAGGTTCGGTGGCTTATCAGCATCACCACGGTTTGTCGCAAAGCAGTGGCCTTTCAGCCCGTAAGCGGCAGGCCAAAAAACAGAGTGAGCCAGGCCCGGACGAATCGGCGACCCGAGAGCAAGCCAAGGCATTGCGTGACCTGGATTATCGCTTTGAGCCGCAGGGACGGCAAAAACGAGGCAAGAAACCGACCCTCAAGTGGATTATGGACAACATGAAGGTGGGCGAAGCGGCCAAGACCATTCAATCGCTGGAAAATAAAACGCCAGCGAGAAGCTGGGAAATTGGCAGGCCGGAACGTCACCTGATTGGTGTCAGTCCGAAACGTACCGCAATGATGATTAAACGCGAGTTGACGCGAAACAGGAGCAAATAACATGGCATGGCCCACCGTTATTATCAAAATACTGAACCTAATGAACGGCCCCATCGCCGGGGTTGAGTACCATTTTCTCTTCGTGGGCTACGGCCAGGTGACCGGCACGGAACGCCAGCTGCTGATGGTGGATGCAACCAGTGATCTGGACGATGCCCTGAGCCAGGCTGATGAATCCTTGCTGACTACCGTCAAAGCCGCCCAGCTTAATGGCAAGAGCGAATGGACCGCCGGGGTGATGATTCTCGACCCTGCAGATAACTGGCAGGACGCCATCAGAAAGGCCAATGAAACATCGAGCTTTGAAGCTTTCGTACTGGATTTTCCCGCGACGGAAAAAGCATTACTGGAAGATGCTATTGCTCTGCGTACCGAGCTGAAAAGCACCCTGGGCCGTGAAGTGTTTGCCGTGTGTTGCCTGCCGCAAATTGATAACGATTCGGTGAACGGCGACGACTGGGCCACCTGGCTGGCAAGTACGGTGGCGATCCCGAAAGACATTGCCAGCGAATACATCACCGTGGTGCCGCGGGTACACGCCGACGGCTCGACGCTCGGCAAATACTGCGGCCGCCTTGCCAATCAGGAAGTGTCTCTGGCTGACTCCCCTGCGCGGGTGAAAACGGGCAGCGTACTCGGCAGCACTGAGCTGTTGACCGACAAGAACGGCAAACCGCTTGAGCTGGCGATCCTGAAAACGCTGGAGCAAAACCGCCTGGCTGTGCCGATGTGGTACCCGGATTACCCCGGCCAATACTGGACCACGGGCCGCACGCTGGATGTGCCCGGCGGTGACTATCAGGACATTCGCCATATCCGTGTCGCTATGAAGGCCGCCCGTAAAGTGCGTATTCGGGCCATTGCCCGCATTGCCGATCGGACACTCAATTCCCGGCCCGAAAGTATGACACAGGCCAAGCTCTATTTTACCCAGGACCTGCGCACCATGGCGCAAACCGGAATACCGGGCGAAATTCTGCCACCGGAAGATGACGACATTCAGATCAAGTGGGTAACCAGCGAAGAAGTTGAAATATATCTTGCCGTTCAGCCTCATGAATGCCCGGTCAAAATCACCATCGCTATTGCCATCAAGCAGGGAGTGACGCAATGACAGCACGTTTCTCAGGACGCAGCTTCGATACAACATTATTTGGTGAATTCGTCCACGTGAAGAACGCGACCGCCACGATCAACGATGAATCTGCGGCTGCGTTTACCCGAGGTGTCACCGATGGCTACACCGACGGCAAAGTGAGTTGCGATGTCGAAATCGAGCTGGATTTAAACCAGTTCCGGAAGATTCACAAAGCCGCGAAAAGTGCAGGCAGCTACCGCGGTATCAAGCCAGATGACCTGCTGTTTTATGCCAACAACGGTGTGGATGAAGACAAGGTGGAGTTGTTCGGCGTGAAGTGGGTGCTGGCCGATATTGTCGGGATTGATCCGGACAGCGCAGATTTGTCGACCCGCAAAATTAAAGGATTTGTCACCAGCCCGCTGTTCGTGAACATCAACGGCACGCCGTATCTGGATAAAAACGATACCCGCGGGCTATTGAGCTGATGGACTTGCTTGATCATGCCAGTGGCATTGAAACCCAATTCACCGAAATGGCGCTGGCCCGACAACTGGATGCCGCGTCCCGTCAGACGGGCAACCAGACCAGCGCGACAGAGTGCGCGGAATGCGGCGACGCCATCCCGCAAAAACGCCGCCAACACATACCGGGGTGCCAGTACTGCACCCCATGCCAGGAACTCGCCGACAAGGGGAAGTTGTGATGACTCGTGAAGAATTTATCCGCCGCTGGACACATTTCAAACCGGAAGAATTTGCCTGTAAATGCGGCCATTGCGGGCCGGAATCCGGACTGAAGATGAAGCCTGCCACCATGGACAAGTTGCAGAACACCCGAAGCGACATGGGCATACCTTTCGTGATCACCAGTGGGTACCGCTGTCGTCGCCATCCGGTAGAAGCCCGCAAGTCCGCACCCGGTGCGCACAACTACGGCCAGGCGGTTGATGTCAGCTTAAGCGGTGAAGCCGCTCTGAATTTGATTGGTACTGCGCAGCTCTATGGCTTCACCGGTATTGGTGTGGCGCAGAAAGGCGCTGGCCGTTTCATTCACCTGGATGATATGGCATCAGGCCAAAACCGCCCGCGTCCATGGATTTGGAGCTACTGACATGTGGGACAAAGTGAAACAGCTGATCGGTACCGCTGCGCCTATGGTCGGCACTTTGATTGGTGGCCCGGCAGGGGGCGCAGTCGGTGGACTGGTTGCCAGTGCTCTGGGTGTTGAAAACACGGCTGCTGCGATTGAAGCGGAGCTGAGGGCAAACCCTGAGGCTCTGTTGAAAATCAAGCAACTGGAATCCGATGAGCGCATTCGCTTGCAGGAATTAATGTTCCAGCATGCAAAGCTGGAAAGTGAAGAGCGCAAGCTCGCGATAACCCAGCAGGCAGCCACCATGCAGGCCGAAATGGCTAGCAGCGATCCTTTTGTGCGCCGATGGCGGCCAACTTGGGGATACACCCTGTGCCTGAGTTGGGCGCTGATGTTCTTTGGCCTGTTCTTTGTGATGACCTTCCAGCCCCAGGAAGCAGCGAATGTTGTTAATGCCATTGTCGCGCTGACACCACTTATTTCCGTTGCGCTGGCAGTTCTGGGGGTAAACATCCACAAACGTTCATTAGATAAACAAATCACTGCTGGAGTGAAGCCCGTGGGTGTGCTCGGCGGTATGCGACAAGCGGTGAAAGGGGGCTAGATGGAACCAGTGTGGGTATCGGCAGGTGTGGCATTGCTTACCGTGGTGTTTAGCCTGTTGGCCTTGATATTCGGACGAACAGATAAAGGCCAGGCGACGGCCCGTGACCATGACAGCCGTATCCATGCTAACGAGCTGGCAACAGAACGGCTGCGCGGTGACGTCGCTGAGAAGTACGCCACGAAGCATGAACTGCGCGAAGCCGTGGACGACCTGAAATTATCAATCAACGGACGGTTTGACCGTCTGGAATCGAAATTAGACAAAGAGCGAGAAACCGCATGACTAAAACTAAACCCGTTGTCGTGACCATTGGTGAAACTGACTTTGAGTTCAGTCCAACCGTCAATGACTTTAACAACTACGTCAACGAAATGATGCCAGATAACAAAGTTGCACCTCAGCATACGTATTTGACTCGGACCATTAAGCCTGAACAAAAAGAACAGTTGGTTGAACTGCTTAGTTCGGTGCCAGGTTTGGTGACGGATGTTTTCAGCGAAGTCTCAAAAGGTGCTAAGGGCGGCATTAAGGTGACTTTAAAAAACTAACAGAACGGGCACGAGGCATAGAGGAAAACAGCTTAGAGCAGGTGCTGACACTTCGTAGGCACCTGCTGCCGGAAGAAGATGATGATCCTCAGAATTTAGCGCGTGCCCTTTGGTTAGATAAACACCTATGTGAACGCCAGCAAATTGCCACTATCAACGCATTAGGGAAACTCTTTAAACGATGAGTTCAATGGAAAAGCTTCTGATGCAGGTTGCCTTAATTGACCAGGTGACTAAGCCATTACAAGGCATCAGTAACCAAGTAACTAAAACCGCAGAAACTGGCCGTCAAGGATTTGAAAAGATGGCTGGCGGTACTGTGGGGTTAGTCGCTGCTGGTGTCGCTGTACAGACAGCTTTAATGCCGGCCATTGAAATGGATCGAAAGTTGGGTGAAGTAAAGTCGTTGGGCGTTACTGATGAATCACTGAAACAGCTACAACAAACAGCTTTAGAGTTTTCCGCTGGGTATGGTAAGTCCGCAACAGACTTTGTCGCCGCTTCCTATGACATCCAGTCAGCGATTGCAGGACTCGATGGCAATGAGTTGTCGCAGTTCACTAAGGCATCCGGCGTGTTGGCAGCGGCCACCAAAGCCGATACCTCAACCATCACCAGCTACATGGGTACCATGTACGGCATCTTCAAAAACCAGGCTGAAGAGATGGGCAAAGGGGAATGGGTGGAGCAGGTTGCAGGCATGACGGCCAGCGCGGTGCAGATGTTCAAAACCACGGGTAATGAGATGAGTGCGGCCTTTACCAGCGTGGGTGCAAACGCGACATCTGCAGGTATCGCGATGTCTGAGCAGATGGCAATACTTGGCACCCTACAGGCCACTATGAGCGGCAGTGAAGCGGGAACCAAGTACAAGGCATTTCTGGCCGGAGTTGGGACCGCACAGGATAAGCTCAATCTGAAGTTTACCGATACTCAGGGCAATATGCTGCCCATGCTCGACATACTCGACAAACTGAAAGGTAAATTCGGTGACACCTTGGAGGTGGCTGAATCTGACGCACTGAAAGCGGCATTTGGCTCTGATGAGGCTGTCAGTTTAATCAAACTGTTGATGGCAGACACCCAAGGGTTGACAGGCAGTATTGAAGCACTAGGCCAGGTCAAAGGCATGACCAAGGCGGAGGAAATGGCTGCGGCCATGACTGACCAGTGGGAACGATTAGAAGCCAGTTGGTTTGCTGTTCGAGCGAGTGTTTTTGGTATGGTTCTCCCTTCTATTAATGCAGTTGTTGGGAGCCTCGCAGACGGGATGATGGTCCTAACGGGGTGGGTGAATGAATTCCCAATTTTAGGCGAGATACTTGGATACGGGGCTATTGCCTTTTTGTCTTTATCTGGGGTTGTTGCAACTTGGGCGGTGGCTTCCGGTTTTGCCACCGTGGCTACAGTTGCGCTTGGCGGTGCATTCGCTTTTCTGACCAGTCCAATCACGTTAGTGATTGCAGCGCTCGCCGGGGTAACAGCGGCAGTGGTGTACTTCTGGGATTACATCAGTGTTTTCCTTGGTGGGTTTATCTCTGGGTTCGTTGAAGCCTCTGGTGTAGCAGAACTGTTTCAACCCTTGGTTACTATTTTTGAAGCGATCAGTTATGTGGTTGGAATTGTGGCGAGTTCTATCATGCAATTTTTCGGAACCATGGATGAGGGAACGAAATCCTTATCAGGTTTTGCAGCAGCAGGTGAGCTGGTTGGGCAGATTATTGGTGCTGTATTTAAAGGAATTCTTTTCCCTATCAAATTAGTGCTAAGCGGCATCGAATGGTTGATTGAAAAACTCAATTTGTTGCCAGGTGTAGAAATTGATATTGGCAGTAAGTTCGATGAATCACAGTTAGATACAGCTATTCAGGCCAGCTCAAACACGGCCGTGACTCACAAAATGACTGAAGATATGCCGTCAGTCATCCAATACAAACGCCCAGAGAATATTGATCTTCCGCCGTCTGGTGTTGGGTACCAGTTGGGAAACAATACCACTAATCAAAAAACCAGCCATTACGGTGATGTTCACATACATACCCAACAAGCAATGACCCCGGACCAATTAGCCGAATGGGATGAACTCAATGCCGGATAAACGTTACATCGATATTAAGGTGATCGACGGCGGCTGGCAGATGGATGCAGGCCAGCAGCCGGAAGCGACCAGCGACTTATACAGCATCGCGCAGGACATCAAGCACGCCATTATGGAAAAGGGACTGGCGCGTGAGCTGCAGGCCGAGCGCAACCCGGCACTGCGGGCCGATGTGCTGGTCCGCATTGAGCAGGAAGCCGAGCGCGATATTCGCGTGATCCCCGGCACGGCCACGGCCACTGAAGTCAGCCCGGAATATATCACCCTGAGTGCGGAGGCGTATGAGTTTGGCCCCACCGGTGACATTCAGATTGAGGTGATGGCATGAACCAACGACCTGAAGTGGATTTTGTCAGCCTGATGCAGGATGAAGGCCTGCCCGTCACAGAAGCGGCCATTGAGGTCGAGCTGAAAACCGCCGTGGTTGCCGCGGGCAGCAAGGTCTCCAATGACTCCGACATGTCGCCGTTCTGGCGCTGGGTGCGGGCGGCGGTGGTGACGCCGGTTCACTGGCTGGTCAATGTCCTGCTGGCGACCCATGTGCTACCCAATATGTTTGTGGCAACGGCGTCGCGCTGGGCGCTGGAGCTGAAAGCCTGGGAACTGAACCTGACCCCGAAAGCCGCGGTGAAAGCGCAGGGAGAAATTACCCTGACCAAGGCGAACCCGAACGATGCGTCCACAATCGCGCAAGGTGCCGTGATTCAGACCGCGCCCATTGATGGCTCCGTGTATCAGCTGAGGGTTACTGCAGAAACTGTGATCCCAGCTGGCACAGGCAGTGGCAGAGTGCCCGTTGAAGCCTCAGAGGCCGGGGCTGCTTTCAACTTGCCTGCCGGGTATTACAACCTGTTGCCGCAGGAAATCCCCGGCATTGTCTCAGCTGAGAATGAGCCGGACTGGCTCACGCGCCTGGGAGCCAATGAAGAAACCGACGAAGAACTGGCCCTGCGTTGCCAGAACGCGTTTACCAGCTCGGGAAGTTGGCACATTGATGATGCGTATCGCTCCATCATTGCCAGCGTGGCAGGGATTCGCAGTGACAATATTTTCTTTGAAAACACCGGGCATATACAGCCGGGTACGGCGACAGCTTTCATTCTGATGGATGTTGGCCCGACACCTACGGCGGTGATCAGCCAGCTCAACGAACACATCATGAACCAGGGCTATCACGGACACGGGGATGTACTGACTTGTCAGGCGATCCCGGATTTGCCTGTGACCATGACGGTCAGCGCGGTGTTGGTGAAGAACCTGACGCCCGAGCAGACTAGCGCCGCATTGGCTGAAGTGGAAAGCCGCATTCGTGCCGCATTTCGGGAAACCGCAGCCCATGCTGAGATGAGCCGAGCCCGGCCACAAAGCCGGTTTAGTGTGTCGAAGTTGGCCAGTGAAATTCACCAGGCCATGAGCACGGTCGAGTCGGTGAAAATTTGGGTGAACGGTTTAGTTCAGGAGGACATTAGCGCGGCCATTGAACAGCCTCGTTTGACGTCATTGTCCGTTGAGTCTGAGGGGGATTCGTGAAGCTTCCTAAAATAAATATCCCGTGGTGGCAGGACGGCAGCACCATCAGTGAAGCCTTGCGCGAGCCCCATTACCTGACCCAGGGCGTGTACACCTTCATGCAGAAAGTGCAGCAATGGCTGCAGTGGCCGCTGGAGCAGTTCGATCCGCTGACCTGCACAGAGTCCCTGTTGAACTTGATGGCGTGGGACCGGGATATTCAACGCTTTGATGGGGAGCCGCTGGAACTTTACCGCAAGCGGGTGAAGTTCGCGGCCATTAACGCCAAAGACTCTGGCAGTGTGGCCGGATTCAAAGCCATTTTTGAGCGGCTGGATATTGGCATTGTGGCTTTTAAAGAACGGGAAGACCCGATTCAGTGGGATGTCATCACCATTGAGGTGCGTGACTCGGAGATGTCGCAGAACTCGCGTCTGATGCAAACCCTGATTGAGCAATATGGGCGGACCTGCCGCCGCTACCGGTTCGAGGTGAGTTACCCCGTGATTGTCAATCTCCATCACGGGGAATTCAGCCACAGCCACGCGCTGTACCGGGCCCGCGATGAATACACACAGAAGACGGCGGTGAACCCTAGCCAGGTGAATCACAGCCAAGACATCTTTGTTGCCAGCATAGGAAACAACCAATGAGTCAGACTGCAATACCGTTCGAATTTGAACGTTACCTGCAAAGCCAGATCAGTGCGGGCACCGGCCCGGACATGAACGAGATGATTTTCGCCTACATTCCGGGGCTAGATGCCAGCCAGCCAATTGACCGCAATCAGGGGCTGCCACCGTCTAATCAGTGGGTGCACCGACAGGATATCGACCAGCTCGGAAAAATGGGCGATAACGCCCTGGCGTATTCTGTGGTGATCCCCGGCAATCAGCCTGCGTTTACTTTCAATGCCATTTTCCTGCGTGATAAAGCGGTGGCGGGTTCGTGTGGTTTTGTGGTTCACAAGGCGCAGGAAACCAAAGAACTCGGCTCTGCGCTGACCCGCACGTTGGTGATGGAATACAACGGCGCCGCCGCACTGGCTGGCGTAACTGTTGATGCCGGCACCTGGCAGATTGATTTCTCAGCCCGCCTGCAGGGCATGGATGAAGACCACCGATTAGCCTGCCTGGATAATTACGGCCAGGTCGGCTTTGTCAGTGGCTTTGATGTGGTCCAGCAGGCGGACCCGAATAAGTACAACATCACATCCGGTATTACTTACGTCGGCGGCCTGCGTGCTGTGCTGGCCAATGACGTTCTGCAAACCATCTCAGCCAAACCTAACGCACTATGGCTGGATGTGTACCGCGACGGGACATCACTGTCGAAGTGGGAAAATCACGTCAGCATTATCGCGTCAGGCTCGGCGAAATCCGATTACGTCGATAGTCAGGGCCGTTTTCATTATGTCGCCCATATTGCTGATATTGCCGCCGATGGGAGTGTGGTGGACCGACGCCAGCGTGGTGGGATGCAGGAGCATTTGGCGGCAGATGATCCGCATAGTCAGTATCCATTGAAAGGGGATGTCACACCATTACGGAATTTATATTTTTCATATAATTATCAGTCAGCATTGATTCTGTTGATACCGTATATCGATAGTGGTAAGCACTCTGAATCAGCAGTTATAGGGCGGATGGAGTTTAGACGAGGTACTGAACTTTCGTCGGATCGATTGGAAGTGCTAGATCTGTGTGTGAAATCGTCGTACAACAAAACCAGATATTCAATGACACGGCACTACTTTGATTGGGGGTGGGTATTTTGTTTAGTTAGTTACAAAGGTAAAGCGTGGTTAGCATTAAAGTCAACTAGCAATAATGTTCAACAGGCTGCTATAAAATTCAGTGGATTAACGGCGTTCGGTGCTAATGGTTATGATCCTGAGGACCAATTCAAGATAATCACGTTTCAGTCATTAGACCCTGCTAATTACCCTCCAACAAATCCAGAGGTTGCAAGCTCTATTATTGATGTTGATGCTCATCAGTCGTATATGGATGAAACAGGTTCTCCGTTTTTCTCAGGAAGTAATCCACCAGAAATAGCTGATATCCCTGAACTAAATAGTGAATTATCTGAAAGAATCACTGTTAGCACTCTCGTCGGTGTGGTGATGAAATTCTCAACTGATGTACCTCGAGTGGGATTTATCAAAGGTGCCCGCATTGAACTTTTACGGTCGGATTATCCAAAATTGTGGGCCGTGGTAGAGGCAGCCGGTAACTTTACAGAGCAATCCCTCATTGATGCTGAACCGGATAAATATGCCGCCCATTACGGTACTGGTGATGGCGTTACAACATTTACGACACCAGACTACCACCGAGGTCATTATCATCGAGGGGCAACACCAGGTTTAACATATGGTGAATCTCAGGGTGATGCGATACGAAATATTACCGGTACCGCGACTGGAGTGCAGCATAAGAGCAGTTCGACTGGCGCCGGGGCTTTTACGTTGACAAACAGCGGAACTGTTGCATCTAATTTGGTTGATGGAACCTCGTCGGTTTGGAATCACTCGTTTGATGCGTCGAGAGTTGTTCCAACTGCAGATGAAAACCGTCCCAAAACCATCAACACCTATATCTACATCTACCACGGAGAAGAAGCCGCATGATTGTTTACGCATATTCATCGGCTGATGGCCGTTTGATTCAACAAACGCTGGCGCAACCTGATCTGCTCCATCCCGGCGATTTCCTTATCCCGGGCTACCATTCCCCCAAGTCATTGCCGAATTCAGGTTGGCTGCTTGAAGGGGAGTATTTTGCTTATCACGACGAGAACGGAAAAACACCACGCCGCTGGCAGGATGGTGACTGGACGATTCTGAAAGAGAAAATCCCGACAACAGGGTGGTTAAAGTCAGATTGTACTCAGTCCAGGCAGTTTGATGATGCAGGTGAACTGACAGAAGATTATACCCCTGAAAAACCCGCCTCCCGCTGGGACATTTGGACCGACTCAGGTTGGCAAACTGACGAGCAAGCCCAGTTCGAATCTGTAGTGCAGGCTATTAATGACCTTCGCCGTCAGCAGTACGTGCAAATCGTTGACCCTCTGATGAACGAAGCCCGGATGCAGCGCCTGCTGGGTGATGATGCTGGTGCAGACAAAAACGAGCAACAGGCGCAGGAGTGGTACCTGAAAATTAAGCAGGACACCCCCTGGCCCCCTGCGCCTGTTGCCGAGTAATCGCCCATGACGTGGCAACTATCTTCACTCAACTGGCCGCATACCGCGGCCAGTATTCAAACTCAGGCTGAATCGGTCAATGCTCAGGTTGGCAATGCTGCTGCGCAAGCAATGGGACAGCTCAATGCAGTTGTCGGGAAAGTCACTTTTCAGCGTCACCCACTTAGTGCTGAAGCAGAAGCCTTGGTCAGCTTGCGTGCTGAGCTGGATGCATTGCAGCAGTCGGGAACGGTGCTGACAGTGTCGCCATACATGCATCAGATTGGTAGTGCACTGCAGTCCGGGCATTACCTGAACCCACAACAGGCGGTAAATCATCTGGCAGGCAAAATGCGTGATCAGGTCGATGTCCATCGGCCAACCGGGGTATTGTATGGCCTCGCCATCATGCTGACTGCCAACCAGCTTTCTGCATTTGCCAAGCAGTTGACAGATCTCACCGCTGTCTTGAATCTGACAGATTGGTGTCAGGTGGCCCGGTTCACGACCGCATTGACCACCAATGAGCAAACCAAACTCCATCAACCTGCGCCCATTGTTCAGCCCAGATTTAAGACTGCTGCGGCCCTGAATGCACAGCCGTTACGGGCTGCGTCGACGGCCATGGGGACTCAGTTGGCAACACTGGAGTCATTGGCTGACGATAAGATAACGGTGATCGGCAAACTCGCCACTTTAGCCACGAAACGCGCACAGCGTATGGCTGGAGTGAGTGACCAGTTAAACGCCCTGAAATCATTACAAGGCAGTGTCTGGAGCATGTCGCTTTCCGGAAACCCGCATTCCATGGCAACCATGCTGGCTGCATCAGTAGTGCCCGGCAATCATCCGTACACCATTGCCAGCCTGATGCTCAGTAACGAGCCGCTGACGTTTTTTGAGGAACTATTATGCTGAGTCTCGATGGCGTGGTGATCCGCATGCATGAAATGCGGGTTGAAATGCAAATGGAGCTGAAAGACAAGGACATGAGCGGCCAAAGCTCAGCAACTGACACTGCAGAGCAGGGAGACAAGGGCAAGCAGCTCACCTTTACCGGGTTGGTCCCTTTCAAGGACTCCCTAACCTTAACCCAGATTTATCAGTTTGCCGGAACCAAAAATGACAACGGCCAGCGTCATATTTACCGCATTGGTAACGACATCGCCCGTGCGATGAAAATCCGCCAGGTCAAATTTTCTGGCCGAATTAGCGCCCGTGAGCACGAATCGCAAATGGCATGGATTGTCAGTTTCAGCCTGCGGGAGCATCACTCTGTGGCCGAACAACGGGAGCAACGTGAAAAGCAGCAGTCAGACAGTAAGCTGCAATCCCCGAAAACGGACCAGACTCAATTTCAGCAGGCGCTGGCACAATCTGAGGAGGTGAACCAGTGAAGCTGCAAACACGGCTATTCGTCAATCAGCAGGAAGTGAAATTGGCGGATCATAAAGTCAGCCTTAAGCTGTCACTGGGTGGCCGGGCGATTTTCGTCTTTAGTGCTGAACAGCCGCCAGAAGCCCGTCAGCCCGTTGCCTTTGATGTAGGTTACAACGGCAAGCTCAATCGCTGGTTTGATGGCTACATCGAGACGGTGCAACCGGCTGAAAGCGGCCATCACAAAATCATGGTGAAGGAAAACGCCGGGATCCTGAGTCAGCGCTGGGCGGTGAGTTTGGAGCATCCGAGCTTACGCGACGTCACTGACAAGCTCACGAAACTAACCGGGCTAATTATTTCTTTGCCTGAGGACGTGGATTATACCGACCGCAAAATCCCCAATTTCGTCTCTAAGGGCGATGGTTATCAGCTGATGGCATCGTTGGGCCGGGCCTTTGCGGTGCCTGATTTTGTCTGGTATCAGCAAGGCGACGGCAGTGTGTATGTGGGAAGCTGGGCAGATTGCCATTTCGGTCAGCGTGAATTCTCAGTGCCGCCGGAGCTATCACAGCGCCAAATGGCCGACAGCATGACCTTTTCCCCGTTTCCGGTATTCCGTCCGGGCGCAAGGGTGAACGGCAAACGTGTTACCCGGCTGGAATTGCACGGCGATGAAATGACCGCTTACTGGCAAGCCACGGAAAGCCCGATCTCGCCGAAAACGCGCGAGACCCTGAACCAGTTCCCGGAACTGGCGGCAGGTTACCATCTACCGATTTTTGGTCGGGTTGAGGCGGTGCGCGACAGTAGCCAATCCGGTCAGCCAGCAGATCCATTTCGGCCCCGCTATGCGGTTGATGTGCAGGTGCTGGATGAAAACATGCAACCAGATAAAGACGTGCCGGTTTATCGCTCGGTGCCATTGCCTGTGCACATGAGCGGTCATGAATCGGGGCTGATAGCGTATCCGCTGGAAGGCACGGTTGTTGAAATCGCTTTTGCCTATGGCCGTAATGACAGGCCTATCATCCGCGGTATTTATGGTAGGGATTACGCATTACCAAAGATTGAGCCAGGTGAACAGCTGCAGCAACAACGGGAAGGCGTCAGCCGTCGCATCGATGCTGCAGGCAATATCACCGATACGACAGATCAGCAGTACAACCGCAATGCATTCAAACTCAATGACCAAGCTGATAGCTTTCAGGGCCAGTTCGGCAAACATCAACTGACGATTGATGAACACAGTACTGAAGCAATTACAGGCAAAAAGCTAATTGAAGCCCTGGGTGCCATTAACCTGCTGGCTGGGGATGATCTGGTACTCGGCAGTTTGGGGAATATGCAAATTGCTACCGCCGGCGATCTGGTTCAGGTCATCGGCCAGCTGCGTGACGTGGTGATCGCACTGGATGACAAGCTGACGGTGATGAAAGACCGCATTCATACCATTGAAGGCAATGACCAACTGACCATCAGCAAAGACCTCATCATTAAGGCGAAAAATATCATCGAGGATGCTGACACCATCAAACTCAACGGCGGCAAAGGTGTCTGCACCGGTGCCACCATCTGCCCGTTCACAGGTAAGCCGCATGTGGATGTATCAACTACCGTATTTGCAGGGAAGTAACCATGGCACTGAATAAAGAATCGCTAAGAGTAAGGCTCGAAGACGAGCTAAATGCTCAAGGCTTTGAGACCGGTGGTGAATTCGCCATGGCTGCCAAGATGGCGGAAGCCATTGCCAATGCTGTGGTGGAAGAAATCACCCAGAACGCAGAAGTGGTTGGCACTAAGGTTAGCTGACAACACACCCACTTAGAATAACCACGCGACGCACCCAACTGGGTGCGTTTTCTTTTGCCTGACGCATATGGTGACATCCATCCCCATAGGATCACGTAAAGGAACAAACGGGGCACGTAATCCGCGCTCCTCTACACCCGCCTGCGAGGTTTTTGCGGTGGTTTTTTTGCAGTTTTGGTTTGCTTCAATTCTTCTAGCAATGGTACCGCGCCGTGGATACCTGAAAGCCCTGCACGTCTGGTGTCTAAGTATCAGGGTATTTTTTGAAACAGCTTTAAACTTAGCTGTCACAAATTTCAAAAAGTGAGAAACGTTTCAGTGTATTGAAATAATAAAGGATCAAAAAAGATCATTGAAACAAGTATAACTGATTGATATTTAATTGTTTTATGTGATTTACCTGATGTGAGTATTGATCTCGTGGCTTCTGTTGAAGATCTGGAAAGTTGGCTTAAGTCATTGTTATGAAAAATATTTAGATTATTCAGCGTTTTTCAAATAATAACATGTGCATGCAGCAAGCCATTGCGCTTTCGTGGTGCTGAATAGCAAGCGTAGTCTCATAACAAGTCCTATACTACTGTTTTTATGAACAGGTGTGGGCTTTTTTCTTGATGCATCCTTGTACCCAATCGATAGCTTCTTCCAAATAGTTAGGCGTAGATTGTCCATGCTAGAGAGACCAATAAGTACCACATCTAATCATGGAAGGGTATGGACAGGTAAAAGCCCTACAACCCACAGGTTATTGGGAAATTACTCCAAATATTAAGAATCTATTACAACTACTGCAAAAAGAGTCCCAAAGATGGCAAAACCCCTGCTGAGCGATTAGTACTAGCTAAAGGCTCCGTTGAAATAAGAAAAATTTTATATCCAAGTTAACAGACATTATTGTGTTTAGTTGTTAATCTGATTTTGATTTATTTAAATACAAGGGGTTAGGTTTTGACGATTAAAATTGAAAATATAGTCGCAATCGGTAATGGTGGCGATGGTGTGCGAGTAGAAGGTGATGTTGACTTAGATATTGGTGGCATCAGAGCAGAGAGAAACGGAGGTCAAGGCGTCAACATAATTAAACATGCATCAATCATGGATCGATTTGGCTTGCCGAGAGATACAGACCCTAAAGAACTAGCTGCATTGTTAGTTAAGATACAAGCAGGTCAAACCCAGCAAGAGAAGGAGGCTGTGGTAAAGCGCAGTTCTCTATGGGGAAAGTTCAAAGTGGGAGCGCTCAGTTCAACCACATTGATGGCAAACTTGATCGCCATATCTACCAACCCACAAGTTACAGAAATCATAAAAAAACTTCTGTCATAA